TATTATTTGCCGAAAATTCAGCAATTTCTATGCTGAATTTTCGGCAAATAATATACAAGATTTTAATATTAATTTTGTCATGGTTTATATTTTTTAAAAATTATACAATGTTTGCACGAATATCAGTTAATAAAATTTCAGCTGTATTAAAATCTTGTATATTATTTGCCGAAAATTCAGCATAGAAATTGCTGTCTAAAATTACCAATTTAACTCCATCAACAAAGAATTTTAAAGATATGTAATTACATATAAAAATTATGTCACCGCCATATACTGCAACTTCAAAAACCATTGGTTGACCTGTAACGTCTGGCACTACTCTAATATCATATTTGTTCGCAATTACTTCATTTGTAATAATGAATTTTCCGTTATCTATTATCATTTTTTTTTATTTTTTATTTATTAATTAATTATTTTTTAATATCCGAAATCGTTACAATCGTTACATTCCCCACGTCTTAAGTTTCTATTTCTACTCAAATTGAAACTTGAATTTGTTTGCAATCCACTAAAATAAGGCGTATCTCTATCCGGAGTTATTCCATCTAAGAAATCAGCGCTATTGTAAGATGGATAATCTGTTAAATTATTGCGCAAAAATACCGTCATCATTTTAGTATAATTCTCAGCAACGCTTCGGACCTCATTTTGTAAGAATTTCAACGCTTCCAAATCAATTGATTGACCGCTTTCGCTGTCATTATTCATGATTGATTTATTAAACAATTTATACTTTAAAAAAGGTAAAGCATGGTAAAGGGCATAGTTACAAAGCATGGCACCTATGAAGTCATCTAGTACTTTTTTATTTGGAATTGTTAACGTGTTATTCGTTATTTGTGTTTGTAATTCTTGGTAAAAAGTAGCACCTAAATAATTCTGCAAGTAGATATCTTGAGCCTGTAATATAAACGGCTGTAAATCGTCAGGGCTCACCGATTGATGAATCGAAGTATATGATTTTAGTTTTGTTTCGGATACGAAAAGTACGTTAGTTATTGCCATTATTCAACAGTTGTTAAAGGTTCTATAATAGTAGTCGGAGTGATAAGTAATTCTGTTTCATAACCTCTATTTAGTAATAGATTATTAAACACCCTCAACATACTTTTTTGTATTGGTCGAATACATGTACCGATAAAATGATTATAAGCAACCGCCAATTCATCAGCATTTGAACTAAAGCCAGCGCCACCATTATACAACCCCAAAAGTAATGGACTTGTTATTCTATGGCCCGTTAATATTCGTGTAGTTATTCGAGTTTCTAAGGTAGTGTAATAACTATCATTAGTGCTTGAAATCGGAGTTACTTCGGGGGCGTGCTCTTTATCTTGACTGAATGCAACGAAGGCTTTTCCAGCATTCTCTGTGCCTCTATAAGCCATTGTTAATTCGTCGTAAATCTCTTTGCGTTCTTCGGGTGCTGGGATTCCATTATTCAACGAAATAAACAAAGAAGGATTCAAGCTATTTGCTAAATTTGAGATATGAAACTTTGAAACCTCAATATCAATTTGAATATCATTTATTGATCCAGCATAAGTTGGTAATGGATAATAGATATTCCCCGGCTCATAATCAAAAGCATAAAGAATTTGCGAAGGGCATTCAATTGACAATGTAGGGTTATAAGTTGCGTATTGTGTAGGCTTATATTTGTTTGCATTTTCCCAATTTGTAGAATAAAAATATTCCATTGGCGCATCGTCGCCAGCTTCAATCTTACCGCTTCGTACCTTCGTAAAATCTAAGTGATATATTTCGCTAATATTGTTACCATCGTTTGACCAAATTACATTCAAAGCATAGCCACCAAAAGTTATGTAATCTTGAGCGCATTTTTCAAACACATCATTCCAACTATCAATCGGATTAGCACGCACTAAAACGTAATTTAAAGCCTCGTCTTTCGTCTTTAATCCGTTACCGATAGTAGCATCTATCTTTGATTGTATTGCCGTTCTATTAATCGCTGAACGTAGAAATAAACCAGCTATAAATTGTGGGTATAAATTATCTTCGCCAAATGAAATCCATTTTTTTGAATTACGTTCCGAAAATACGGGTAAATTTATTTGTATTTGTGAAAGTGAATTAAAAGCAAACTTGTTCATAATATTAAATATCTTTTTTAGCGTTTTTTCGCAATGAAATAATTTCGTAAATATACTTAACCGAAACCAATATTGAAGCTATAATCGAAACTATATAAAATACTGATTTTAAATCTTCGGGAAGGGTAGTTAAACTTACGCCAAAAGTTGTGGCATTTAAGATGTTTACGGGCTCTTTTAATGTGTCTATTATTGTTCTCATTAGCTAACGTATATTATGCTTTCGCTTTTTTCATTATTGGATATATATTCAATTGTTTGTATCTCAGTATCGCCCGCTAAAAATGCTTGTCCACGATTGAAAATGTTATTTCCTATGTTAATCGTATAATCAAAATTACCAAATGGCAATCCGTTCAAATGGTAATCTCCTATAATACCATCATTAACATAAAAAGTAAATTCTGCAAATCGCACACTGGTTCCTTTATTGTTTATCAATTTACATTCATGGTCCAATTTATCAAATCCATTAATTAAATGAATCCTATAACTATTCATATTTTGTGTAAAATCTCCGTATATTATAAATTTGTTTTCACCTGTTAGTAAATTTATCATAAGAATAAAAAAAGCGGTGCGATTAACCGCACCGCTCGTATTTTTTAAAGGTTAATATTAAGTAGTTGCTGCATGGAAATCAAACCCACCAATAGCCGCTGTTGTACCAGGTGCGATGGCAAAAATAGCCGCTGCAGTTAAATTATTTAACCCAGGCATTTGGTCCGCTTCCATTGATTGAAATGTAAATGTATAACCGTTCATGTCGCCAATTGCTTGACCGCCTTCTCCTACTAATGTAGATAAAACTGCACCTCTAGTATTACCCATCAACCAGTATTGTCCCATGTTATCTTTTACAATAACTCTAATCTCACGATTTTTTGCTAACAAAAGAAATTCGTTTCTTTTATTAATATTTCTTTTGCTAATATTTACACTTAATTCAGTTGTATAAAATACCGTTCCGTTTGCGTTTGAAATCGTTGCTGTTTCTGTTAACTTTGCTGTATCTTTTGCAAATTTATATTGAAAAAAATCTCCGCTACCACCTGTCAAAGTTACTTCATTTGATACTACTGTTTGAACTTCAAAATTTGTACCCGCAAAAACGTAGATAGTATCGACACCACCTAAGGCGCTCATACAATCTAGGTTCATTGTTGTTAATATGCTACATGCCATAATTTAATTTTTTTTAAGTTGAAAAATAAGGGGCTTTTTACACCCCTTTTTTATTTAAAGATTTGATACTACTTGAGAAACATAAACAGCAGTTCCTAATCTGAATTTCGCATTGAAATTCATGATGTCGTCAGCTTCATTATAGTAGAATTTGAATGTATCCATTTCGTCAAGTAAACCAGTTCCAAAGAAAATGTATTTTTTCGGAGCTAAGATTACACGAGCCGCATCATTGATTCCAGGTGCAGCAAAAACTGTGATGTTTGTACCAGGGAAAACAAATGAGCTAGGAGCGTTAACACCCGCTGCATTTGAAACTTGCGCAAATTGTCCGATTACACTTGCACCTGTATTGATTAAGGCTGCAACTAATGCTTGATAGTTAGCATATGATGTATACATTACTAAGTCATCTTCTGTTTGTAAGTCTGGAGTTAATGAACCAACGTTTAACCAAAATTCAGAAATTGCAGTTGATGTTGTCCATTGTGTGTATGCACCCGCTGAATTAATTGAACCATTTGCATTTGTAGTTTGAGTTAACAAACCTGTTAATGTAGCTCCATCACCTTGCCAAATTGTGTTCTCAACATATTTAGCAATGTTTGCGATTTTGTTGTTTGCGATTAATTCAGCGAAAGGTACTGTCTCTTGGTTAGCCGCTGCACCTAATTGAGATGAAGTCCACTTGCTTCTCAAATCTTCAGGGCAAAGTTTTTCTTTTAACATTTTGCTACCTACTACTAAAGGAATTTGAGAAAAAACTGTTGCGTTTGAACCTACTTGACCCGCTGCAAATCCACAAGTCGCATCTAAGATGTCAACTGTTGAATTCATAACGTTTATTGCAGAAGTTCCTGCTGTTTTTCCTGCTTCGATTGTTACAAAGTCTGTTGTAAAAGACTTCAATAACGCCGCACTTATAAGGTCGGTTGATAATTGGTCTGTATATGCTGGTAAAGATCCTAAATTGAATGACATAATTTATTTTTTTAATTGGTTTTTAATGAATTTTAATTTATCTAATTTTGACATCAAAGTAATTTCTTCAACATCTGTTTTTTTAATTGGTGTTGTTGCTGGTGCTTTTGAGAATGAATTTACTCTTTCTTTTAAATTAGCAATTTCACTTCCTAATTCTGTAATAGATTCGTAAACTAATTGCATCGGGTCAACCGCAACTTCAACTTCCGACGCTTCAACTGTTACTTCAACTGGTGCTTCAGTTTCTTCAACTTCTGCAAAAACGATTTCGGTAATTATACCCATTTCGTCAGTCTTAAACATTGTGCCGTCAGCCATTGTGTGTTCGCCTTCTCCAACGGAGTTATTTTCAGCATCAAAAACGGGATAGCCGACTTCTAATTTTTCAGTCATTACCTCAGTTCCATCAACTAAAACAATTTTTTCGAGAGACACTTCTACGCCTAAAAGTTCTCTAACTTGGTTTAATTTTAATTTGTACATATACTTAAATATTTGTTTTAAAGTTTTTAACAAAATTGTGAATAACTATTTATTATCAGGTAAGAAACCATGATTAGGTTGGTCGTATGGAGCCGTTCCTGCAAGCCCTGGCGCACGCCCTTTATTGATTACTTTTTCTTTTGCATTGATGTAATACTTACGCCAAAAATGTTTACAATTTGCGCCGCCCGAATATTTCCAAATATCATAAATGTTTGTACCACGTGGGCCAAAGCCCGGATTAACTGGAGCTTGAGCTATGGCTCGAATTTCTGCAAATGTAAAATAAGTTTCAAGTGATAATAACGATTTGCAAAACGTTCTTTCAGCTGGTGGACCATCGTATTTGTAAACGGTTAATCCTTCTTTATAACCTTGCGGTGGGATGAAATTCTCATCATATTCAACTACTTCAAATTCCTCTAAATCCTTTGCGCTTATTCCTAAAGTCTTTGCCAATTCGATTGCCTTATCTTCATCAAATTCCAATATTCCTTTTATCTTATTGAACGTTTCCTCGTTTTCGTATTCCTCGAATACACCTTCAACGCTAAAGCCTTTTAACTCCCCATTTTTAACACGTTGCCATGTTTCCATATCTTCTACTTGCATTGATACCATCCACGTTCCTACGGGCACATCGTAGCCGTATTTCATTATGGCTTTGTCATTCATGTCCTCAACTATCCAAGATTCGTACACATAGGTTCCTGTCTTTTTTTTATTCTCATGGTCTTGGTTAATATCATTCGTGCGGGCTTCCTTCATAAACTTTTTTGCAATTTTCAAAATAGTTTCTTTTGAAAATACAACATCAAAATAAGTTTTTGTTTTTTTGTCAAATCTTACAATCTTCATGTCAGGAATCATGGCTGGTCCAATTACAATTTGTAAATCATTATCGAAACGATATTTTTCCATTTCCTTTTTAAAATACATGAAATCTATTTCGATTGCTGGCTCTTCAACGAGTGAAATTTTATCGACTCCACCGCTTTCGCTTATTACTAATTCTATTAATTTTCTGTTCA